TGGCGTCCTCGGCGCTAAGCTGGCCCGCGACGAGCGTCCCAAGCGCGCCGAGCCACCGCTCGACCGTCGCCTGCGGCGCGGGCTGCAACGCGTCCTCGACGGCCTGCAGGGCGCGCTCAGCCTCGGTCCGGACGCTCGGGGGGATCGAAAGCTGCGAACCCGGCGTCTCGGTCTCGGCCCTCTGCAGCCAGTTCGCGAGCGACTGCGAGAAAGCCGTTGCCCGTGCGAGATCCTGTGCCATTCGTCGTCCTCCGTTCGCTGCTGCGGCGCACCCAGTTCCTCCAGGTCGCGCTCCAGTTGACCTTCCGCCCGTCCGCGCCGGGCTTGCTGTGCCAGTAGTCGCGGAACGACGCCGCCTCGCGCTCGACCGCGACGCCGAGGCTGCCGGCGAAGGCGCGATCCTCCTCCGAGGGCGACCAATCGTCGGGCAGGCGGGCTCCTCGGTCGGCGCGCTCTGCGCGCTTCCCCCCTGCACCCCCCAGAACCGGTTTCTCAGAACTTGTTCTTTCCGAAGGAAAGGGTGGTTGTGGTTGTGGTTGTGGTTGTATGCACGTTACGTTGTCCGTTACGTCGGACGTTACGTTCATCGTTACGTTGTCCGTTACGTTGCGCGCGGCCCTCGCGGCGGTCGCGGCCTCGGTGCGCCGCTTTCGGGCGTCGTAGAGGCGGGCGGCCTCGGCCAGTTCGTGGTCGATCCGGCCATGACGGATCTGACCGGACGAGACCGCGAAGAACGCAAGCACCGCGTCACGGTTCTCGATCCACTCGTCAGGCGTCATCCTGGCCGCTCGAGCAAGCGCGTCGTCGCTCAGGCGCAGCGGCCCGCCGGCTCGCCAGTAGGCCATGATGAGGTGGAGGTAGGCGCCGCTCTGGGCGGCGGTCAGATGCGCCGTGTCCGCGAGGTAGTCCGCGACGTACAGCGGCATCCAGCTATCTGGTCGTCCTGCCATCATCACCTCCTGCCGTCCAGCAGCGCCCAGACGATGATGCCGATGATCACAAAATCCTGCCATCCGAGAACCATTGCTTCCTCCGTTTGGGTTGAGTGGCGGGAGCGATCCATCCGGTAAACGCACCGGCCAGGGACCGGTTGACGGGCTAGGCCCGCTGGATCGCTTTTAGGTTCCGCGGCCCGCCGGCCACGGCAAGGGAGGGCCTGGCCTGTCCTGTCAGATCCCGAGGTCGAGCTGCACGCCCAGCCGGTCGGCGTAGAGCGTCACCGCCTGCAGCCGCTCCTGCTCGCGCGCCCGCTTGCGCTCGTCGCGGCGCAGCTGCACGACGCGCACCAGCGCCGCCGGGTCGTAGCCCGCGCTCTTGATCTCGACCTTCAACTCCTTGAGGTCGTCGCGCACCTCGTCGGCGGCGTCGAGCAGGCGCGTCAGCCGATCGGCGTAACGGGTCAGGTCGTCATTCGTCATCGGTCATCTCCTCTAAAAGGATCTCGGCGCGGGGATTGTCCCGGTCGAGGTGGTGATACAGGTGCATTTCTCGCACCGCGCGGTCGTTGCGGTAGACGCGGCCCTGCAGCGCGTCGAGGATCAGCGACGGGTCAAGGTCGGGCCGCCGCGAGGCGTAGTAAAGATGCGCCGTCATGCGGATCGGCTCGAGCAGCTGGTCCTGCGCTGGCAGCTCGGGAACTTGCCGCGCAACCGCCTCGATGTACGCAAGGCCCTTCTCCGACTTGATCACCCGCAGTTTCGACCCAAGCCGCACGATCCGGCGCGAGTTAGCCTTGCTCGCGGGCTCGCCCAGGATGACGCCGCGCCATGTCCGCCTCACGGCGACCCTCCTTCCGCGCTGCGGCTCTCGGCCAGCATCGCCCCGCTCGACCCGACCATGCTGCGCTCCACCAGCGGCGGCGTCCATCGCAGCAGGCGCTGCGGGCGGATGAGGTGCGCCGGGACGTCCTCGTACCTGCGGCCGCGCATCAACTTCGGCCAGAGCTTCTCGGCGCGCGCGACGCAGGCCTCGGGATCGGTCGAGCGCGTCTCGGGCTCAGCGATGTCCTCGAAGTCCGCGATGGTCGGCGCGATCGGAGCCACCGTGCGCCCGAGCGCAAGCGCCTGCCGGCCCGTGTCAGTCAGCCGAACGCGCGCCTTGCTGACCTCGATCAGCCCGCGCCGCCGCAGGCTGTGGACGCCCGAGTGCAGCCGCACCCGATGCGTGATCTGCGCGCTCCACGCGAGCCATGCGTCGATCGGCGCCTCGCCGCCAGCCGCGTCGAGGTACTCGACGACGAGCCGCGTGTAGCCGTTGCTGACAGCAGCCTTGAAGCGGCTGCCGCGATGAATTTTCTTCGCGGGCGTGAACCAGTAGGTCCACCCGCATGGCGGCTGCTTGCGCGGAGCGTAGTCGCTGTCTACCAGCTCGCGGCGCTTCAAGTGCGCCAGCGCGACCAGGATCAGCCCCTTGTCCATCGTCAGCAGAACTTCGCACAGCCGCTGCGTCGAAGCGCGCCCGCCCTCGGCACGCAGCGCGTTGGACACGCGCTCGATCGCGGTGTCGCGTTTCATCGCCGGGCCTCGCGGCGCGTCGCGGCGACCGGGTCGAACGCGAGGCGTTTGGCGCGCGCGATGCGGAAGGCCTCGAGTTGCCGGGCCGCAGGCAGCCGCTGGCGGCGCTTCCAGTTGGAGATGGCCTGCGGCGTCGTGCTGAACGCGCGGGCGGTGGCGTAGGTGCCGCCGAGGGCGGCGATGAAGTCGGTCAGGGTCATCCGCGACGGCTACTACACGCGCGGTGTAGAGGTCAAGCACACAATTTCGCGGAAAGCGCTTGCGCGGGTAAAGCGATGGTGTATGTTTCGCCTTGTCCGGGTGGTGCCGGGCAGAAACCAGGAGGGACACACGATGCTTCGCGACGAGAACGATCACGGTGAGAGCTACGCGCACACGCGCGACTACTACGACTTCATCGAGGCGAGCCTGCGTCGCCTCAAGCGCGCCGAGACGCAGGCGATGAACAAGATCGTCGCCGCGTTGGAGGAGCTGCGCGAGGTCACCGAGCGCGAGTGGCAGGAGCCCTCGGGCTTCACCGACGCGCAGGACGCGCAGGCCAAGCGCAACTGGCGCGACGCCCTGCTCAACGCCGACACGCTGATCGGCGAGTTCACCTTCGAGGCGCGCGACGCGCTTCAGGCCGCGCTGGAGGAGTGAACATGACCAAGATCATGGGCATCGATGACGCGCAGCGCAGCCTCGACGAGCTTGCGCTGCTTCGCCGCCGCACCTGCGATCAGGTCTGGGAGATCCTGAACGCGGTCGCCAAGGAGGTCGAGGAGATCAACGAGAGGCACTACAGCTGCCGCGCCATCTCCGAGAGCGAGTTGCGGGACATCCTCTACACCGCCGAGATCCTCGTCGAGCGCCTGACGATCCCGACCGAGCGGTTCATCCGCGACGACGCGACGCCCGCCGAGCCCTTCGACGGCGACTACCCCGATTGGCTCAGGGGGGACCGCTGATGTCCCCTCTCTGGATCAACGCCCTCATGGGCCTCGTCCTGGCCGCGATCATGGTGCTGGCATGAAGCCGCTCCCCGTTGCCCCCGCGATCCCGCAGACGCCCGGCGTCCTGCGCGCTCGCATCCAGTTGCGGGTCGAGCTGGCCCGCGACCTCAACCCCGACAGCATCGGATACCTGCTGGCGCACCAGCGGATCGCGGAGCTGGAGCGCCAGCTAGCGGCGCTGGAGGGCAACCGATGACCAGCGAGAAGCGCAAGCTGCTGCGCGTCTACCGCAGCATGGTCAAGCGCGCGGCTCACGCCCCGCGCGGTAAGAAGGCGAGCCGCCTCGCGGCTCTGCGCGGCTGGGTCCACAGGCAGATGAAGAGGGAGATCGAAAAGTGATCAACGACGGCATCCATCAAGACGTCTCTTTCGAGGCGTACCTGAGCGCCGAGGCCTTCGCGGCCCCGGCGGTCAGCGGATCGGACCTCGTCGCATACGAGACCGAATGCCCGGCCCACGCCCACGCCTTCTGGCGCGGCAACCCGGCCCGCTTCCACCGCGAGCCGAGCGCGTCGATGGAGCTGGGGACCGCCGCGCACGCGTATATCTTGGAGGGCGCCGAGGCCTTTCACCAGCGGTTCTCGGTCAAGCCCGATGGCCTGTCCTTCGCGACGCGCGAGGGCAAGGCGTGGCGCGAGGCGCAGGGCGATCGACAGATCGTCTCCTTCACCGACCACATGCGGACCGTCGGGATGCGCGAAGGCCTCATGCGCAACTCCGACGCCCGCCGCTTGCTCGAGGCCGGCGGTCGCGCCGAGGTGACGATGGTCGCGAAGGACGAGGAAACCGGCCTGACGCTGCTCTGCCGCCCCGACCTCTACATCGCGCGCGCCGGGCTGGCGGTGAACCTCAAGACCACTGCATCGCCCGCGCCCAACGCCTGGCGTCGCACGGCAGCCAACCTCAGATACGACCTCGGGGACGCGATGTTCCGGCTGGTCGCCTCGACGCTCGGCATCCAGCGCCCGACCCATGCGTTCATGGTGGTCGGCAACGACGAGCCCCACCTCGGCTACGTCGCGGCCCTGTCCGCCGACGCCGCGAGCGCCGCCGACCAGCAGCTGCGCCAGATCCTGCGCCGCTTCGCGAAAAGCGTTGCGCAGAACAACTGGCCGGGCTACACCGATGGTGTTGTCGAAATCGGCCTGCCGCAGTGGGCGGCCAACGAGATCAACGCATCCATCCAGAGGGAGTACACGAAATGAC